GGGGGTCAGAGCAGGATGCTCTTTTGGCTCACACTCAGCCCAATGCATACATTTTAAACCACCGCAGTGGATGTTGCATGACTTCTTCGCAGAAACACCTATCGGTGTCCCGTTCAGAAACCAAGGACATTTGTGCTTGCCAACTGTGATGTGACAGCAACCATCTTTCGCTTCCTTTTTAAAGGTTACTACAGGATGGGCAGCTTTCGCTTTCTTTTTCCCCGAAGCATTTTTCTTCGGTTGCTGTGTCTTGGCTTCAGCCTTCTCTGCTTTAGCTTTAGACTTTTCCTTCTTCCGGCTTTTGCGTTCTGTTTTATGGAGTACTTTGACAACCAATAACAGAACCGCGAATAAACAAATCATGACCACTGGTAGTAGCCACGGACGTTCAGTGCATTGCTTTTTCAACGCATTCAGATGGACCAGATCTTCTGTCTGATTCCAATATTCACGGAGCGCATCAAATGCCGTAGGAGGCACAACAGGTTCAGGCACTGCACTTGCGGGTGCAAAGCCCAAGCCACGCGTATCACCAGGCAGGCGAGGAGCACTAGCAGAGTTCAACGGTTTAGGCAAAAGAGCAGCTTGACGCTGCAATTCAGCCATAAAAGGTTTCACTTTTACTGCAGGTGTTTCCATATCAATTTCAGCTACAAGAGGGAGAGATTCAGAATCGGATTTTGAGTCCTCTTCCTTACCCTGCTTTCGTTCCTCAAGCTTACTATCAATGGTTTGAGTTAATTTCTCAACACTCGCTTGCACAAACTTTACATGATCCATTTCCAAAACAGGTGCCACTTCAAAGCCGCCAAACAAAGAACTGAGGATCGAAACCCCAGAACAAGCCGACGAAGCCATCTGTGAAATTAGTTTTACCTGTCTCCACATATCATATGCGAAGGATAGACCATTGTAAAGCATCATAGGGACAATGACTGTTAATGCCAAACAATCAAACAGTTTAAACACCTTACTTGAAGTAAGCTTTTGTAAGCTTTCCTTCTTTTCAGCGTGCCGAACAAACAATGAACGACATAGATAATATACTGCACCGACCAAAGCAACCATAGTTGCAATGCTTACCCCAGTTTTTGCTGAGGAGACAGCAGGAGCCACAAAGGCAGAGACTTTCGCCTCCACCTCCGCTACTTTCTGCTCTACGGAGAGTTGTATCTGAATGCCGGCATTTTGTACCTGCTGTTCAATATTGACACCAACATTAGCCACCGACCTTTCGATAGATATGACACGTTGGTTAAAATTCTCGACAATTCTTTCCACTGAGGTCTTCGCCC